GTTGCCCACCAGCACAGTTCCGGCAGGGTCAACTGGTGGTCACCGCTGAGCGCCATCTGGCTGCATGCCGCCCTGATTATCCAGAGTGCGGTATTTCCTTTGGCGATGTTCTCCAGGCTACCGGGTACGCCGTTTTCCCTGAACTCATTATCGTGGCTATAGCAAAGAGACACCAAGCCGTTTTCGATTTCTGATACTGTGAATTCATGGTGATGCCACACGCCCAACTGCTCCCACTGGCAGCACCCGAAGGACTGGACGAAGGATGCCAGCCCATTCGTTCCACCAGCGGCCTTTATCACGCGTTCGTGACTGAAGAAGGGAATCAGTGAGGGCTCATCAAGTAACGGCTGTGTGCTGTCATTCAGCCGCCCTGATGGCAGGTCTGCCATATCCATAGTCGGGGTGCTAATCACAACACGACCTTTGAACAGCCTCAGAAGCTCCGGCCCCGGCTTGAGCAGCACAATTCCTGTACGAGGCGCTATTTCCGGTGTAAGCAATGCTCTCACAGTCACCTCAATGCACAGTTTCGAGCAAGCGGAGATGCTCGGAAAATTTTGACTCGAAGAAATGAGGCTGGCTTTGAATAACCGATACAGGAATTCCTGTATCGCTCAGAAGCTGAATGAGCTCACTGGTCTGTTGAAGGTTACGCCACAGGGATGGTTCATGCCTGCGTTCGCCACCTGCTGCACGATGAATGTCGTTAAGACAATAACGGCCGAATTTGTCATGACGAACAGAAACTCTATCAATCACTAAAAGCTGATTCATGCTTTCTTCTCCACACACTGTTTTTAAATCGGCAACGCCCCATCATCTGCAAATGAACGAGACCAACCTTTACTTAAGGCATCTGCAATATGCCTACCATTATTACTATAATCCCATTTAAATATCATTCCATCTTGCCTGCAAGATTTTATTTAATTTTTTTAACAAACAATATATGTTAGATGTTACATGCATTACCAATTGAATGAAAATCTGAAATAATGCATAAAAATTTTTCATAGAAATCTTTAACATTAAAGATTCTCACGCTCATTAACCACTACCAAGACAGATGACTGCAACAACTCTTTAATACTTATAAGTGCATCATGTTGCCAAATAAAAATCCAGATTCTTACAAAATAACCAAATCAGTTAAAAAGACAATAAGCGTCCAGTGGATGAAAATTCATTCCGGGGATTTATTGATGACGATTTATAACTCGTCACTCACTGTATGTGAGTAACGAGTTATAATTCAATCAATGACTTCTGCCAACCTATACTTTAATTTAGCAAGATCAATATCCCCACGTCGCCTATTCCTAACTTGACTACTTTGATTAAAGCTCGCAATTAACCTTTCCAATTGTTCAGCAGTGTAAGACCTCAAAACACCCTCATCTAAAACCAGATTAAAGCGTTCATCTGCATCATCATAAGAAGGGGAGTTTTCTGCGAAAATTATTGACAAGTCGTTGATTATCTCGATGCAATTCACATCATGATAAACTTCATTGATATAATTATACTCTGAAAGAGTAAACCTTTTAATAACATCGTCAGTTAACAACTGCTTCATAACATTGAAATAATCAGAAGGATTTTGATATAAAAAATTACTCGCAACTTTCAGGCCATAAAAAAAGTCATCGTCAGTTTCTTTGGTGTGGCATACTTTAAGGCGATCACGCATTTCTTCTGAAAAATTTTCATACGTCTCTCTATTGTATGAAAGGAACGCAAAAAAATAAATAAGAATACTTGTTTTAAAGGAAACGTTTTCGAAATACTCTCTCTCTTCCTTCATCTTTTGCACATACAAAGGATATTTTTTTACTTCCTGATAAAGATCATGGCAAGCTCTTCGATTTAACCTCCTATATTTTGTAGCATCTTCGTTGTCCAACCTGAAACTAAATTTATAAAAATCCTTAAATATTTGGTAAATTGCAGGCAAAGTCAACCTTTGGCAATACTTAACTATAAACGGCTTGATATTTTTCAGCTCAGAATAATATTCACTATTATCCTTTAAGGTTTCTATAAGTATTGGGAACACATCTTTCCCATAATAATTCTTGCGTATTAAGAAGTCATCGAGAGCATTTAATATCATACTCTTCACTGCATCTTTACTCGGGGTATATAAAGCGTTGTCTTCAGATAAAATAGGATGCGCACATAAATGTCTTTTTTTCTGTATATCTCTAATATTTGAAATCTCACCAATTCCAATAAATTTTTTGTTAGTATAAAACCCTTCAAAAAGATCGAGCTCCCATTCTGAAGACTTGCTATTTTCCTGTTGCAACCTTTCAATCTCCGTGATCTTTTTTCTTGCCCAACCATCACCAGTTAGTTCGAAAAGTTTTTGGGTCTTATAAACTGCATCACAGACTAAGACTGACCAAAGCGAAACCACAGCAGCACGGTAATTGCCATTAGTGTAGCAGCTATACACCTCTCTAAAATAATTACGTGTAGCGCTGGATTCAATTTGTTCAATTTTTTCTTCTATACCCATAACACGCTCAATGTTCATGTTTTATCCTTAAATTTCGGGGATATCTATCATAGAACAAGTCAGTAATTTTTTAAACATGATGTTCATACCCATTATCGTATAGAAATAAATGCAGTTGCAGGATTGCCCAGCTGCGATTTCATAGCATTTTCATTTCCTTCAACTGCGAGAAACTAAAAATTCTAATCTTCGTTTATAGTGAATATTCATCGCTTGCTAAATTGAAAAGGCTGAATTATGACCTCCGCTTTTCCTGACCTAGCCTGCTCACCCCACTCAACCGACAATCGCTTAATCTGACTATCGTCACCCCACACCCCGGCATGCGTTAGGCTGTCGAATAATGCTTTGAGGTAGTTATCAAGATCACGCTGGCGCTTGTCTGGCGGGAACAGCAGAACGCTTACCTCTACGTTATCTGTAATCGGTACAGGGCGCCGCTTTAGCTGCTCCATGACTGAAGCTGAGGTGTTGGAGCGGAAACAGCGCCCGGAGGCGCTGATCAATACTCCCTTTCTGGTGTTACGCCAGTAAGTGTTAACGCTTGGAGGGAATGGCAATGTAAGTTTCATATTTCTACACCGCCAGCTGCAGCTGCATATTGAAGCGGTCCAGCTGCTCACAGTAATTCAGTGATCCCGGGCTGTTGTGTGACTCAATGCGCTCAACCATCAGGGTCGCACGTGTTTCCTTTGATGCTGGGGCGTAAGCTCCCTTCCATGCCTTATCGATACCAATGTTTCTGGCTACGTTGGTGCTGTCTGCGCTCGCCAACGGTATTTCTGTGAATATCTGCGGATTAAGCATGCGCAGCCCGTGAAGCTTCGCAATTGGTTGATCGTAATCGTCGGTAACGTGCCGGATCAGATCTTTCATCCGTGCCACGGCTATCTTAGGGCGCTTAACGTCATACTCGCCGCAGCTGCCTATTGCTACCCGCGGGTAATCGTTGCAAAGCCGTATGAATCGGTCGTCACTCTCGTTCATGTGCCAGACCGGTACGCCATAGAAATCACCATGTGGCCACTCATCAAGCAGCGCCTCGTTCTCAGCCTCTCCGCCATCAATAACATCAGGGATGATGGCGAAATCAAAACCCGGATGGTTTTTCCAGCGCGCTACGAACTCGTAATAATCCGACCAGTCAATTTTGTTGCGGCCAGCGGCTTTCCATGCGGTAAATGCGCCGTTATCCAGCGCAAATGATTGGCAGAATTCAGAGGCGAGGTTTATCTGGCCTGCATGAGCAAATGAGATAAACGCATGCCTGCCACTCCATGCCCGGATGGCACAGGTATCAGGCGTGATGGGTCCGCCGTGGTAATGGATCATGCAACCCTCCCAGCCAGAGCGGGCAGTTCTTTAATTGCCTGACGCAGCATGCGGATGTTTGACCAGCAATCACGGTCTGTCTGTTCCACCAGCGCGATAAACTCCTGAACAGTGCAGGGAGCGTCTTGGCGAACTTCAGATAACACTGCTGAGAAGCGTATCAATTGCTCTGTTGCCACCTCTGAATCATCGTGCTGCTCTGACAGCCACAACTTAAGCTCAAGATCATCCTGGTGCTGCTTTATTAGACGAACGGCGCTGGCAATCGTCTCTGCTGGCACTGTCACACAGGTTGGATTCTCTACGGAGTCAGCCGCCCAGGTATGCGCCCATTTGGATTCGCTGTAGGTGTACTCAGCTTTCATTTTGAACGCGGCAATAACGCACGACCACGCTTCAACGCCGCTTTGCTCAAGGATTTCGTGCTTCAGCAATGGCAGGTCATCACCGTTTTCTGCCTTAACTGGTGCCGGTTGTTCGCTTACTGATTGAGTCACGCCGTAGTGCTCTTTGGCGATAAGGATAATATCCATCAGCTCAGCCGCCTGCAGGTCAGTTTCAAACGTAAGCGTAATGCGGGCGCCCTCATCGCTCTGTTCTGTCTGAGAATGTTTAGCAATCAGTTCTGCAAGCTTGCGTGCCTGGGCGGCACTGAACTGCGGCATAGCATCGGTCTTTGTCAGCTTCTTTTTCCCTGCCGCTTTCGCCTTCTGCATCTGTTCCTGCGCAACGGATGAGGCTTTAACACCATGTTCGCGCTGCAGGGCTACTGCTGTGGTTGCGGCCACTTCGCCGGATTTCACCATTTCAATCAGAGGTTCGCCAACGGTCAGCAGCTGCAGGTGCTGTTCAACGTCGGTGATCGAACGTTTCACCTTGGCGGCGATCTCGGCTGGCTCTAATCCTTGGTTAACAAGGCGCTGATAGGCTGCTGCACGTTCCAGCGGCAACAAAGCACGGCCCTGACTGCTGGTGACCATGAACGCCACGCTGTCGGCTTCACTGCCCACGAAGTCTTTACACTCAAGGCGTAGCGTGTAGCCTGCTTCCTGTGCCAGCTTCGCACCGTAATAGCGGTGATGGCCATCGATGATCTTAATGCCCTTTTCGGTGACCTTAACAGCCAGCGGAGGCACATGTTCACCAGCGATAAAGGCGTCGCGGAATTCCTCGACATGGGTTTGGTCGATGTCAGGAATGTTGTAATTAGTTTCGACATACAGCTCATCAACGCCCAGCAGGTAAGTTTTACGGGTGGTGATATCGGTATCGCTATTTTTCTTGTCGTCGTAAATGCGCGCTAATGTGCTCATGCTGTGGTCAGCTCCCATGTCAGGACAATAATCAGGGCGGCAATCATCACCGCAGCGGTGCGGCTGGCCTGGTAGAAAATCTCATTGCGTTGGTAGTGGCTCTTCAGGTGCGCTTTCATTGGCGATCCTCACTCAGGAAGCTTTCGCCAATACGGCCTGTATCAAGCCCGCCATAGCTGCCACAGTTAAGCGAGCCTCTTGCGGCACAGCGGTCGCAGTTCTCTTTGGCTTCATTGCGGGATGCATCGGACTTTGCCATCAGCATCGCTTCACGCCAGACCTGTGCAGCACGCAGCCAGAACCCTTTCGCCTCCAGTTCGATAGCCTGCTGTGCCAGCTGGCGATGCTTTTCGCTCTCTTCGGGCAGCGGTGCGGTGTTGATCGAATAACTCCAGTCGCTGGCACGCTTGAGAGTCCCTCTGGTAAACAACAGTTTTATAAAGCGCTTCACTGAAGTCTCATGCAGGCCAGTGAGCTTGCAGAGTTCGCGAACCTTCAGCGGGCCATTGCGGGTAATCAGTTCAAGAATTTTTGATTCGTGGTTGATCATGATTTTCTCCCGTTATCCGCGAAAGCCGTGAGGCACTGAGCTGTCAGGCTGCGGAATGACAGTGATATCCCGCTGCATGTTGCGCTTTAGGGCATTCCACTCAGATTGTGGCGGGCGACCGGCCTTATCCCATTTGGTAGCTGACTGGAGATAGCCAGGCAGATTGCCGGGGATGAACAGCGTTTTGGGACGCATGTACTGGTATTCCTCAGTGCCTTCCCAGTGGGCGTGTTTGTAATCCACCACTAGGCAAAGCTCTTCCACCGTAAATTCATCTTTCAGCCGGGATTTGATGTGACCCATCGACGACTGCGCCTCTGTGTGCTTTGCGCCAGTCACTTTGTTCAGGTGGCGTAAAACCTGACGAGATCGATTGATAATTGACCACTCATCGTCTGGTTGCGGCGCAACCTGACAAAAGGGTTTTTTATCTGATGGATCATGTTTTGAATTTACTGACGGATCGTCGCCAGATTCTGGCGGGTCAAAACTATTATTTTTGCTGGGTTCTGACGGGTGAAAATTTGATGCCTCAAAATTCGGTGCATCAGATTTTGATGTGTCATATTTTGAAGTGTCAGATTCTGACGCCTCAGATTCTGACAGGTGAGCAGCAGCCGATTCGCGGAGCTTTTTTACGTTCAGCTGATACATGTTCGAGTTGTTGCGGTTACCTTTGCGACGCGACGTGCTGGTCAGCCAGCCTTCACTTTCCAGCTTGCGGATCGAGGTACGAACAGTGCTAGGGCCAGCGCCAATCTGACGGGCAATGGTAGCGATTGAAGGCCAGCAAACGCCCTCGTCGCTTGAGAAGTCAGCCAGGCGTGCCATTATGGCTACCATAGTGATCTTCATGCCGGATGATGCGCAGCCGTCCCAGACGAATGCAGATAATTTAACGCTCATGATTTACCCCAACCTCTCTGAAATACTGCTTGAACCGTTCGAGAGAACTGAAGCACTCGCC